TGGTCCTAGAAATTATCCTCTTGGAACTTTTATTGAAGATTATCAATTTACTGGTTCCGGAGACTTAGACGAATTTAATGGTAGATATTGCATAACTCCAGAATTTCCTAATGGAGTTTATGCTTATTTCTCAACTTTCTCTGAAGGGAATCCTCCGTCATCGGGACAATTTGCTAGATATAAAGTTCCTCAGTTTCCTTATGTAATTGGTAATTTTTATAAAAATAAGGTAATAGATTTTAATTTTAATCAACCAAGATTACTAGACGAACAATATCTAACAACCAATAAACTATTAAGAAATACAACTCCATATAATTTATTACAATCTAATAGTGATTATGAGTTTATTTTTGAACCCTATGAAGAAAAAGTACAAGAAATTGAAGTTGAATTTACCGATGCAGGATCAGTGGATTCAATTGATGTAATAAATTCTGGGGATAATTATAAAATCAATGATTCAGTTGTTTTTGATGATGATATAGTTAATGGTAGAGTCACAAGAATAAAAGGTAAAACAATATCTACAGTAACATCAAGTACAATCTCAGTTAAAGATATTGAGTTTTATCCATATAACAATGTTGGTGATTTTATAGGAATTTCAACAATCCCTCACAATTTTTATAATAATTCATTAGTTACATTAACATCAAAGTATGAATATAAAAAAACAAATAGAGTTAAAGTATTAACTAATAATTTAACTTTAACTGAAAATGTAAATACAATATTCTTTACTGGAATAGTAACTAACTTTAAGGTATATGGAAATTTAGACTTTCCTGTAAAAGAGAATGATTTTTATGAAATCAATGATGAAATAGTTAAAATTTTAAACGTAGATAAAGTAAATTATCAGGTTAGAGTTTTAAGAGGGCAAAATTCAACAATTGGAACTTCTCATAGCACTGGGGATCAATTGAGGTCCCTATCAAGAAAAGTTTTATTTAATACTGGAATCACTTCAGATTTTTACAATTATAAAGTTAATGAAGAATATTATTTTGATCCTCAAATATCAGTTGGAATAGGATTAACTTCAGGAGTAGGAATTACCTCAACATTGTTCTTTTCAGTAAATAATTTAAATACTCCAATTCTTATAGAAAAAGGTACAGAGACAACAATATACTTTAAAAATCCTTCTGATATTAGTAAATATTCTTCTGGTGGATATGTACAAATTACAAATTCATCAAATATTGAATATAATACGAGTTTAAAGAAAATAGTATCAATTGGTAGCACAATTATAAAATTAGATTATAATACATCTGCATTCCCAGGAACTTTAGTTGATGCTAAATTAAATAAGTGGAATACTTTAGATATTCCTACTAGGTCAATATATCTACCAAATCATAGATTAAACACTAATGATCAATTAGTTTATACCTCTTACGCAGGTTCCCCTGTATCAATTTCTACTAATACTTTAACTACAACACAATTACAAAGGAATAGTACTGTATATGCTGTAAAATTATCAAATGATTTAATTGGATTATCTACTCAACCAGTATCAATAGGATCAAGTGGTGAAATAGATGGAATAGGAAGATCTAATGATATTGTTTACTTCTCAGGAATTGGTACTGGTTCTTATCATAGTCTTACTACAAATTATCCAAATATTTTAAAAGGAACTCTATCTCAAAATATTTCTACAGTATCAACATTATCCCCACACGGGTTAACTTTAGAAGATTCTGTTTATTTGAATGTGGAGTCTGGTATTTCTACCACCATAAGATTAGTTTATAATGATTCCAATAGAAGATTTACAGGAACACCAAAAGCAATACAAAGTATCAATTTAATTAATAACACTTTAAATATTCCTAATCATAAGTTTTCAACTTCAGAAAAGTTAATTTATAGTGAAACTACTCCAATAGGTGGATTAGTTAATAATAAAATGTATTATGCTGTTATAATTGATGCTGATACAATTAGTTTATGTTCATCGTTAACAGAAAGTAAAAAATCATTACCAAATATTATAGACATAACATCTAGTGGAACAGGAAGATTAGCACCTATTAATCCCAGAATAGAAATTACAAAATATCAAGATATTATATTTGATGTCTCTGATCCTTCTCTATCCTATAGACGTGGATCGACAAATAGACCTGCTTTTGATTTAAGATTATTTGAGGATGAAAATTTCCAAAATTCATATGGATCATTTGATATAGAAAGATCAGGAAGTATTGGAATAGGAACTACATCAACAATAAAATTAAAAACAAATAATTTACCTAATAATGTATATTATTCTTTGGTTCCTGTTGACGTAAATGTTTTACCTGCAACCAAAAAAGAAATTTATATTGATAAGGAACAAATTAGTTACAATAAAATTTCTTTAGTTGATAGTGAAATACAAGGTAAGCAAAAAGTAACAGATTACACTTCAAATACTTTTACTTTTGATACTTTTGATCCAGTTGAAAGTAAACTCTATAATAGAAGTAATTCTAATATAGAATATGAAACTGATTCTCTTAGTGCCCTAGGAGGAATAACGAAAGTATCAGTAAATAATCAAAAAAGATTATATAATAAAGTTCCAAAAATTAAGTCTATTAATACTGGTATAGGATCAAATGCTATACTAGAGATTTCAACAAGCACCATTGGTAATGTAACTTCTAATAATATAAAAATAAAAGATATTGGATTTAATTATTCTGCGGATATTACTGTTAGACCAAAGTGTATATTTCCATCAATAATTAGAATTTTACCTTTCAATATATTTGATTTTGTTGAAGTATTAAGTAGAGGAAAAAATTATACATCTGCTCCAGATCTAGTAGTATTAGATGGAATTACTAAAGAAGTTGTTGATGATGTTTTATTAAGTTATAATTTTGAAACTAATAAAGTATCTATAGTGCAAAACACTAAAGGTATTAGTAAAGTAGAACCTGACATAATTCCAATTAATAATGATAATGGATTTTTAATTGCTGATATATTTTATGATCAATTTACAAACAGAGTTACTGTTATATTAGAAGGTGAATTTAACGATACTGTTAATTTCCCATTTGAACTTGGAGATGAAGTTTTAATTGAAAATGTAAGTGTAGAATCCGAAGATAGTAAAGGATATAACTCTGAAAACTATGAATATAAATTATTTAAAATAGAAGTTCTTAATCCAAACTTTGGTGGTAGTGGTGCTAATTTTTCATATAGTCTAGATGGTATTTTAGCACCAGGAGAAGACCCAGGTGTTTATAATATTAGATTTTCTAAAGGTGTAGTAGTTCCTAAAAAGTATTTTCCAAAATTTTATTCGCAATTAAAACTAATTGAATTTGGTATTAATGAGGTAGTAGTTTCATCAAATAATACTGGTATAGTTAAAGGATGGGATCCAGAAAATAATTATCTAAAAGTAAGTTCAAATAAAGATTTTACCATAGGTGATATTTTAGTAGGACAAACTTCAAATGTTAAGGGTTTAATAGAAAATATTATATCATTTGATACTTATTTGAATATAGATTCAAATACTACTGTAAAACAAGGGTGGAGGTTAGAGACTGGATTCTTAAACAATGATTATCAGAGATTATATGATAGTGATTATTATCAATATTTTTCATATTCAATTGAATCTCCAATTGATATTAACAAGTGGAATGATGTTGTAAGTAACGTTAATCATACTTCTGGATTTAAAAAATTCAGTGATATTCTAATTCAAGAAGAGTCAGACTCGGCAAAAATGGGACAATCCCAAGATCTTGGTAATTATTATGCAGAAAGTATATCATCCGAATTTATTGATTTTAATTGTGTTTATGATTTTGATTTAGTAACTGAAAATTCATTTATTGTTAATAGAAGAGTAAAATCCAATGAAATTTATTTTGATTCTAGAATTCTTCAAGATTATATTGAATCTATAGGAAATCGTGTTTTACTCATTGATGATATTTCTGATAAATTTACTACTGCAGAACCAAGACCTTTCCAAGTAATTGATACTTTTGAGTTGGAAGATGTAAGATATAGAAAATATTTTATTTACATATATGATGTTCTAGATCCAACAAGAACAGAATCTATATTTGTATCATTATTGCACGATGGAGTGGAGGGATATCTAAATCAGTACGCTGTAATTTCTAGTGAAGATGTAATGGGTTATTTTGATTTTAAGACAGAAATTGATAGATTTGGACAATTACTCTTTTATCCTTCTATAACTGACAGAAAAATTTATAGATATAATAATTTTTCTACGGGAATTGGAGATGCTTTAGTTGGAGCAGCTAATACTGAATTAAACTTTGGAGATATTGCAAAGATAGAGTATGTAAATACAATTATTCCAGAAAATGATTCTACCCCTATTTCTTTACCTGGAATATCTACAGATCAACGAGCTTGTAAGTTACTTGTTACAATATCTGATACTAATAATTCATACTATCAATTTAATGAACTTAGCATTCTTCATAATGATGAAGATGTTTTAATAAACAGTTTTGGAGATTTAAATAATTTGAACTTAGATCCAACATACTCATCTGGAATTGTAACTTTTAGTGCTTCAATTGATAATAATAATTTATCTCTTCTTTTACATCCAAATGTTGGGATAGGCACTTCTTTATTTGTAAACGCTACAATTACTTCTATAGCAAGTACTGGAATAATTGGGCAGAATCTTCAAATTTTAGGAAATGTATTTAATTCAAGATTTATCTCTACTTCTATGACAGGTTCTATACCAGAAAATAAATTAATTTTTACTCATTCTCCTAGATATAATTCTACATATAGTAATATTTTAATTGAAGATAAAACAAATAATAACTTTGAATTTATTGAAATGAATACTTTATTAAATAACTCTATACAAGAATCTTTTGTTGTTGAATATGGTGTATTGAGTTTTGAAAATTCTGTTGGACAATTTAATTCAGAAATTAATAACATAACCGGAGATTTTGAGTTGTATTTCACTCCATATGAGGATATTGATTATACTATGAGATTATTAACTACTGTAATAGGAATCAACGATCAAAATGGGGTTACAACTTTATGAGTAATATTACTTTTTCATCTTCTTCAGGAGAATATAGAGACCCAACATTGGGGGAAATAAATTCTTTTTTATTAACTTATAATAATTTATTGATATTTGAAAGACCCATTGAGACTGATAGAGACACGGTAATAAGAATCCCGTCAAATACAATAAGGATTGTTAATCATTTTTATTCTTCTGGAGAAGAATTACAATATGATTATTCTATAGAAAATGGTGATGTTCCAATAGCAATTGAACCAACTGTAATTTCTGGAGTATCTACTTCATATCTCCCAAGAACCTTTTATGTTATTAAAGTTTCTGCTATTGATATTAGAGTTGCGGCAAGTGCTGAGGATGCTCTTGCTGATCCTCCTAGACCATTAAAAATAACTTCTTTGGGAGTTGGACAACACAAATTTTTATCTAAAAATCAAAATAAAAAATGCTTGATAACATTAGACAATGTTGCACAATCACCTATTATCTCAACTGGATTAACTAGTTTTATTGAAGAAAATATAGGAAGTCAAGAAACTACTTTTGAAATTAATGATACTTCAGATTTTGTAGGGGGCAGTCTTATAAAAATTGATAATGAATATATGAGAGTGTTTACTGTAGGCATTGGGACAACTGAAAATAATAAAATAAAAGTTGAAAGACCAATATTAGGAACTACTGCTGAACCTCATTCTATTGGTTCTACGATCACTATTGTTCAAGGAAACTATAATATAATTGATAATATTATTTACTTTGCATCTGCTCCTTACGGTAATGATTTAAATAAACTAGATCAAAATGTTTCTGGATCTGATTTGGAATATACAAATTTAGATTCTAGGTCAAGATTTAGTGGAAGAGTGTTTTTAAGATCAGGGATTCCACTTGGAACAGAAGAAGCATACAAATCAAATCATTTATTTGATTCTCTTTCTGATTACTTTGATGGATATAAGAGATCCTTTACGTTAACTGAAAATGGTGAAACTGTGAGTGGAATATCTACTGATAATGCTATTGTTTTAATTAATGATATAAATCAAACTCCGTCAAGATTGACGGGAATTCAAATAGATAATGATTTTTTTCTTGAAGAAAATGTTGGAATAACTTCAATTACTTTTGTTGGAACTGCAGCATCAGTTGCGTATGATGTTAATACTTCACAGTTACCTAGAGGTGGGATAATATTTTCTATTGGATCTACTGAAGGTTTTGGATATCAACCAACAGTTTCTGCTGGAGGAACTGCCTTAGTTTCATTAGCAGGAACAATCCAATCAATTAGTATTGGAAATAGTGGATCTGGTTATCGTTCTGGAATTCAAACGTCAGTAAAGGTTGGAGTTAAAACTCAAAGTAATTCTATTGAATATGTTGGAACAGCATCAATTCAAAATGGTAACGTAGTTGGAGTTAGTATTACCAATCCTGGATCTGGATATAGTAGAATCAATCCTCCAATAGTAGTTTTTGATTCTCCATTACAATATTGGAGTATACCATTAAAGTATAGTTCTGCATCTCAACTTGGAGTGGGCACTGAAGCTACCATTGATGTTGTAGTTGGTCAAGGATCTAGTGTTATAAAATATGACATTAGAAACCTTGGTTTTGGTTATAAACCTGGAGATATTTTAACAGTGGATATTGGAGGTCAAACTGGAATTCCAACAGATCCTTCTTTATCATTTAAAGAATTCCAAGTTTATGTTACAGAAGTAAAAAATGATGAGTTTAATGCTTGGACAATAGGGCAATTGCAAGTAATAGACAATATTGATAATTTATTTGATGGGGAAAGAAGAGTATTTCCAATATCAATTAATGGAAATAGAACATCCATTAGACCAAGAATGGGATTTGATATAGACATAGCAGCAAACTTAATTATTACAATTAATAATGTATTACAAGTTCCTAAAAAGTCTTATGATATAAGAGGAGGAAGTTTAATTACTTTTACAGAACCTCCTAGAGAGGGTGATAAGTGTAGAATTCTTTTTTACAGAGGAACTAGAAATGTAGATACTAGAGATAAAGATATTTTAGAAACTATCAAAGAAGGTGATACTGTTAGAATTTACGATAGATCTAGAGATTTGGATCAAGTATCCAGAAGTGTTGAGGAAGTACTAACATCAGATACTATAAGAACAAATGTGTATGGTGGACAAGGAATCACTAGAAATCAAGATTTAAGAAGACCTTTAATATGGTGTCGTCAAACTGATGATAAATTCATTAATGGTAAAGAGGTGACTAAAGATAGAATAATTTATGAACCTTTAATTTATCCAGAAACTTATTTAATTCAACCTGTAGGGTCTTCAAGTACTGAGTTTTTTGTTGAAAATATTAAAACATTTTTTGATAATTCGGATGAAATTGAACTATCAAAAGACTTCCAGGATAAAATATTATTATTATCACAAAAAGAAACTAGACCTGGAATTGCAACTGCAGTAATAGTTTCTGGTGAGGTTAATGATATATCAATTGTAGATTCTGGTATTGGATATACAACTAGTCCTTCAATTATAGTTTCTCTTCCACTAGAAGGTGATAATCAATGTACTGCTACGACAAATATAAATGGTAGTGGTCAAATTACTTCTATTAATATAATTAATCCAGGTGCCGGATATACTTCAAGTGAACCTCCAATTGTAATTATCGAAGAACCTTCTTTCTTCTATGAAATAGTAGAAGGGGTAGAGTATGAGGGTGATTTTGGATCTATCATCAGTGTTGCAACAACTACAATTGCAGGAAATCCTGGTCTTGTTTTGGATTTGTCAATTCCAATTAATTCTTATGTAAGACAACAATCTACTGATAGAGTAGGAATAGCTACTACTGGAATTAGTGGAATTAAAACAGATTACTACTTTAGAGTATCTAATTCCAATATTGGATCTAACATCAACTCTTTAAGAGTGAATAATAGTTCTATTGGTATTAGCACTAATTTTATGGACAATGTTTATCAAGTTTATGATTATGATATTCAACGAAGGAATATTCCTGGAATAGGATTTACTTACATAAATTCAGTTTTAGTAAAAGTTTCAAATATAGATAATATTGCTGGAGCATCTGTTACAGGTTATTATGGAGATTACAGTTGGGGTAAAATTTATACTTCTAGAAGAAGATCTCCAAAGCAATTTGATTCATATCCAGTTGGAATAACTTCTTCTACAATTGTTAGAAGATATAATCCACTTAAATATTTAAATTATTTCGCATAAATAGATAAAAAAGTAAAATGCCCGCTATAATAACAGATCAATTAAGAATATCAAAAGCAAAGGATTTTGTTAATAGATTTTCTTCTGAAAATGAATCATATTATGTTTTTGTGGGACTTCCTAATTCATCTGAGTATGACTCGGAATGGAATGATAGTCCTCCTGCGCCAAAAGATTCCTTTGATGATGAAAGTGATTATTGGGATACAATGATTGCTTTAAAAAGAATAAAAGAGGAAGATGTAAAGCAATGCATTAGAAAGATCACTTGGGAAAGTGGTGTTACTTATGATATGTATAGGCACGATATAAGTAGAAATAATGTTGCTAATGCTTCCGGTGCAACTAGTTTATATTCTTCTAATTTTTATGTTTTGAACAGTGAGTATAAAGTTTATGTTTGTCTTAATAATGGAACAACTCCAGAAAATCCAAATGGAAGACCTTCCTTAGATGAACCAATCTTTACCGATTTAGAACCAAGATCTGCAGGTGACAGTGGAGATGGGTATATTTGGAAATATCTTTTTTCAGTTAATCCTACCGATATTATTAGATTTGACAGTACTAATTTTATACCTGTTCCTAAAAATTGGGGATTAGATTCTCAGACTTCTTTGATAAAAAATAATGCTATAACTAGTGGTCAATTAAAAACAATTCTTATAGAAAATAGAGGTAGAAATTTAGGTCCAAGAAACAGAATTTATACTAATGTTCCAATAAAAGGTGATGGAAGTGGGGCAACTGCGGTTATACTAATTGATAATGATTCAAAAGTACAATCAATAACTATATCAAGTGGAGGTTCTGGTTATACTTATGGAACGGTGGATTTAGCAAATAGTGGTATACCAGTTTCTGCAAATACTATTTTGCCAACATTTAAAGTAATTATTCCTCCAAAAGGTGGACACGGATTTGATATTGATAGAGAACTTGGATCATACTATGCTATGATCTATTCTAAAATTGAAAACGATACTGAAAATCCTGATTTTATCGTTGGAAATGAAATTTCTAGAATAGGTATAGTTCAAAATCCCGAACAATATGGATCAGATTCAATTTTATCTTTAGAAAAAGCAAGTGCATTAAATGCTTTAAAACTTGTAGGTATAGAAAATCCCGATGATTTTAAAAATGCTCGTTTTACTTCAGACTCTTTAATAACACAAACAATTGGAACTGGAGTTACTGCTGTTGGAAAAGTAATTTCTTACGACTCAAATACTGGTGTTTTAAAATATTGGCAAGATAGAACTTTATATGGATTTAATTTTGATGGGACAAGAAATACATCACCTACTTATGGATTTGATCAAGAGTTTTTTACTTCAAGTGTAGGATCCGGAGGATCTTTAACAATCGAGGGTGGATCCATTAATTTGCAAATTGATACTAATTATGGATCAAGCACAAATCCAGGTATTACTACAGTAATAAATAATAGGACATATCAACTTGGTCAATTTTTTATAAATGGGGTATCAGCACCAGAAGTCAAAAAAAATTCTGGTAATGTCATTTATGTAGACCATAGACCTTCTATTACTAGGTCACAAAACCAAAGAGAGAATATCAAAATCGTTTTGCAATTCTAAAGAATTATGCCACAGGAAACTAACCTAAACGTATCTCCTTATTTTGATGATTTTGATCAAAATAAGAACTATTATAAAGTTCTTTTTAAACCTGGATATCCTGTTCAGGCTAGAGAGTTAACTACTTTACAATCAATACTACAAAACCAAATAGAAAAGTTTGGTGATCATATATTTAAAGAAGGTGCTAAAGTAATTCCTGGGCAAACTAGTTATAACAGCTTCTATAATGCAGTAGAACTTAATAATGAATTTTTAGGTATTAATGTTTCTTCTTATATTAACTCCTTTATTGGGATTAAAATAAAAGGGGAAAACTCTGGAATATCGGCAGTTATCAATAAAGTTTTGACTTCAAATGAATCTGAAAGAGGAAACGTAACAATCTATGTAAGCTATTTAAATGCTAACACTCAAAATAACGAAAGTTTCTTTTTTGAAGATGGGGAAAATCTTTTAGTAGAAGAAAGCATAGTCACTTCAAATAATGCTTTTCTTGCCGGAGAATCTTTTGCTTCAACTATTTCATTGAATGCAAACTCTTTTGGATCTTCATTTACTGTATCTAATGGAGTTTATTATCTTAGAGGACATTTTGTAACTGTCCCTACTCAAACTATAATTTTAGATCAGTATACAAATACACCAGACTATAGAATTGGATTTACTGTAGTAGAAGAAATTATAACTTCTTCTTTTGATGAAACTTTAACTGATAATGCTAAAGGATTTAATAACTATGCTGCACCTGGAGCAGATAGATTAAAAATTACAGCACTTTTAGATAAAAGAGAGTTAGATGATAATAATAGTCAAAATTTTGTAGAAATTGCAAGAGTTCAAGGTGGTATTATACGTGATACACCAAATGATACTCTTTATAATCTTATTAATGATAAGTTTGCAAAAAGAACATTTGAAGAATCTGGAGATTACTATGTAAAAAGATTCCAAGTTAGTTGTGAAGATTCATTAAATGATAATTTAGGTAATAATGGAATCTTTGTCGAAGGAAAAAGAACATATGATGGAAATATAGCAAATGAAGATCTTGCTGTATATAAGATATCTCCAGGAAAAGCATATGTTAGAGGTTACGAAGTTGAAGTAAACTCACCTACATTTTTAGATATATCTAAACCAAGAACTACTAAAAATTCCGGTGATGAATCAGTTCCATATTATACTGGACCAACATTGGCAATTAACAGAGTTACTGGAGCACCAACTATAGGAATTGGAAATTCTTATGTAATAAGTTTAAGAGATACTAGAATAGGAGTAAACACTTCTGCTGCAGGGGAAGAAATTGGAGTAGCAAGGGTATTTGATTTTGCATTAGAAGAAGGATCATATAGAACTGGAGAATTACTAAATTCTAATAGATGGGATATTTCTCTTTATGATATTCAAACATACACTAAAATAACGTTAAATCAACCTATAACATTAATTACTCCTACTTATGTAATAGGAAACTCAAGTGGTGCTATTGGTTATTTGAAAGATAATGTTTCTGATTCTACTATAATTACATTATATAATACAAATGGAAAGTTTCTAAAAAATGAATCTTTTACTTTTGATGGAATAAGAAATAGTAGAGTTGCAGTAGCAGTAACTTCTTACAATATCTCAGATGTTAAATCAATTTATTCTGATGACTCTTCATATGTTTTTAATGGAGATACAATACAAAGTAACTTTTATACTATCGGAATTTGTTCAATAACTGCTGAATCATCTTCAGGAATTTCAACTATTACTATTCCTGGATTAGATTATTTGGATAATTTAAAAGTAAACGATATTGTAAGTTTTACTAATTCTTCTACGGCTACTATACGCAATTATGCAAAAATCACAGAATTATCTACCGATGAAATATCAACATTTGCAAAAATTGTTGGGGTAACAACTGTTTTTGGTGTTTGTGAAGGAAAACTTCCAACATCAAATATTTCAGTTACTGATTTAACTGTATTAACAACAAACTACTTACCTGGATCTAATAATTTCTTATATGCTCCATTATCAAAACAAAATGTATCTGATGTTAATTTAACAGATTCAAACTTAAGTATTAGAAAACAATATACTGTAAATATTACAAGTAATGCTACTGAAACGATTCAGGTAGATGCAAATGAATCTTTCTTACCTTATGATGAAGAAAGGTATTCTTTATTTACTTCTGATGGAACATTAGAACCACTATCAGAAGATAAAGTTCAAATTTCTGCTGATGGAAGACAACTACAAATTAAGGGGTTGAATACTTCTAGTAGTACAGGGGCAAATTTAATTGCAACATTAAGAAAAATTAATGTAAAATCTAAAATAAAGAAAAAAGCAAGAGTTAAAACTTTAGTAGTAGATAAATCTACAGTTACTACATCTGGTATTGGAACCACTACAAGAAATGATGGATTACAATTTGGAAATTATCCATATGGAACAAGAGTCCAAGATAAAGAAATATCATTAAATGTTCCTGATATAATAAAAGTTTATGGTATTTTTGAGTCTCTAGATCTTTCTACTCCATCAGCACCAAATGCTGTTTTATCTACAATAGCAAGCCCTAATTCATCTACAGTCGATTTAGTCATTGGGGAAAAAATTGTTGGTAAAAGCAGTAATTCTATTGCAATACTTGCAGAATTACCATCATCTAATCAAATTACATTTGTTTATCAAAATGATTCAACATTTACAATTGGGGAAACTGTAGAATTTAAAGAATCTGGAGTAGTTGCAACAATAAGTTCTTTAGAAACCCCAAGCAAAAATATAACAAAATCTTTTACTTTTGATAATGGACAAAGAGATACATTTTATGACTATGGAAGAATTATTAGAAACGAAGGAATTTTAGAACCTCAGAA